CGATAAGTTTTGGCATCGTACCAGGTGATATGACTTTCTAATAACGCTGCAATAGGTGGCGCATTTCCGGGTTGCGCAGGCCCAATAGTGTGACTGAATTCGCCGTTCCTAGTGTATACTGGTCCATGGTCTCGCCCATCGTATATGTTGTCAAATCCAAAAAACCCCAATTTTTGAGCCAGCTGTCGGCATTCTTGTTCTTGATGACGATTGTGGTCAAACGGTACAAATCTCCACACAGCCCGACCTCCTGCTTGAATTAGTGCTTGTGCATGTTCAATAATTCTGTGCCAGTCTGTGTCTTGTCTATATAATTTGTGAGTGTCACTCATGCCGTCAATAGCAAATCCCACTGTGACATTGGGCAAGGCCAGTCTACTCCACCAAGCTGAATTTCTTAAACTGCCATTGGTGTTGATTCGAACTGGAACGTTATGTTCAGCAATATATTCAACTATTTCTACAGCATCTCGAGCTGATGCAAAATCACCAAGATTGCCATTGAATTCAACACCCCTAAATGTAAACATTTTTGGTATCAGTCCATTGACAGGTGCTTCGTCCTGAGTCAATTGTGCCAACAACTCAGGAGTAACAATGTGTTTGAAATCTGCCAATGACAGTTCACACAGCGGATATCCAGAATTGTATTCTAATCCTCTATAGTTTCGCATGCACATGGGGCATCTAGCATTGCATCTTGTGGTCAATTCAATGTGCAATCGACGAATTTCTGATAGTTTTAACATTGTGATATTTATAGCTGTATATTTGACTAAATATCTAATGCAGACCAAATCAGTTCAAGTTCATTGTGATGTCTATTGCAAGTGGGATGGCAATGACACTCGCTATAGATTGTACGTAAATGACGAGTTGTTTACAGAAAGATCATGGATCTGGAATGGCAAAGACTATTACTTAGAAGAAGTGATAGCAATTGAAGCACCTCCAGGATTGTACAAAATTAAATATGAACTGGTGGAACCGTGTGGCAGCAAATTAAAAATAAGAAACATGCGAGTAGCCAGTAAAAATGCTGCAATACACGAAGATCAAATAACATTGGAAATACCATCATCATGAGAATGAAAGAAATTATGGAAAATGCGTCAGTAGGCGGCACTAGTTCAGGGTCTATAGCACCTGTAAGTCAGCCCATGGGCATGGTGTCAAGATCTGGTGGATCCATGTTAAGTGGTAAATATGTAACAGGCTCTGATCCTACACCGAACACGCCTAAGGAATACAAAAGGAATAAACATGTTAGCGGACGCTTTAAAAACTCTCCTGGCAACTGAATACGCATTCGTAATCAAGGCCCAGCTGTTTCACTGGAACGTGGAGGGACCGGACTTTGCTCAGCTGCATGAATTTTTTGGCAACATCTACGAAGAAGTTTACGACAACAGCATTGATCAAACAGCTGAGTTCATTCGTATTCTTGACGACTACACCCCAGGTAGTTTTGAACGCTTTGGTGAACTTTCAAAAATCGCCGGACAGACAAAAATTCCTCGGGCACGACTCATGATTGAAGAGTTGTATGCCAACAATGCTCAAATGATAGAACTACTTAACCAAACATTCGCTATTGCTGAATCTGAAAATCAACAAGGCATTATGGATTTTCTGGCCGCACGTATTGACGCACACGGCAAGCATGGCTGGATGTTGAGAAGTTTCTTGAAAGACCAACGAGCATGAGCAACGACATTAGAGACATACTGCAACGTTTGAGTATAGTAGAAGGCAAAACTACTCCAGTAAACGTTAAACATGGACTTAATCAACAACAAAAATCAGTGCATCAATTGCCAGCATTGTTCAAGCCGCACAGCATCCGAGCACTAGGGTCTAAAACAGATCCTCAACACCCCATGCATGGCAAGTTGGTAGGTGACTCAGTTGAGCCTAAAAAGCCATCACTTGGCGAAGCCATGCAAGAAGTTGAAGAAGACATGTTGAGCAAGGTCAAGAAAGACCTCACACAATATCTTGATCAGCTGGAACAAAAAGTCAAAATTGATCGTGAACTCAAAGACAAAGCCAAAGACGCTATTGAAAAACACACAGCCGAAGAAGAAATTGAAGAAAACGATTATGAACTAACTGATCCTAGCACAGTACATGGTATCGAAGACAACATAGATACCCAACTAGGCAATCCGCAGCAGCCCATCAAAGTCATGGAACTGGATGACGGCGCCATATTTGAAATACACGGTGATGAAGGCAACGGTTATGAAATACGCCATCGTGGTCGTAGCTTACCCAGCAGATTCCGAACATCTGACGAAGCAGGCATAGCAGTTGATTTGTTCCGCGCTCATAAACAGCGTAATCGGCCAGAACAAAATCTCAATCAAGATTACATAGAAGAACGATAATATGAAACTTGCCGACTTATTTGAAAACGATAGTTTGACAGATTATTTCAAACAATTACAAAAAAATAATCCTCGATTTGCCAATCTCCGCATACATGGTGATCCAGAACATGACGAGTTACGCAAACAAGATCGTACAGCGTACCTGGCTCGGCAAACACAAGCAGCAAAATCTGCGGCAGCAGATGCAGCGTCAGTTGATGTTGATGCATTGAAAAGAGAACTGTCTGCCAAACAGGCACAGTTTGATCAACTGGGCGGCACAAGTTATCAATATGCTGACCGCATGATGCCCAGAGACCTCGAAGCACAGGCGTTGCACCAACAGATCAATTCTCTAGCGAGAAGAATTCAAGCCGCAGGTGGCTAACCAAACTCAGCCTTAGGACCGAGTGGGCGGCTGCTGCCTGGGTCAATGGATTCGCTACCTTGCGATCCAAAGTGAGCAAATTCATCTTGACATTCTTCTGCTAAAACTGTATACTTGTTTTTTTAGGAGGCTCTATGAGCAAGACATTTAACGGCGAACAAAAACTCAAACTTACCCAAATTATCAACGAAGGCATGCAAGTGCTTCACGAGATCGAAACACTCAATGGCGGACTCACTGACACTATCAAGGCTGTGGCTGAAGAACTGGAAATCAAACCTGCTATTCTCAAGAAGGCCATCAAGCTGGCGCACAAAGCCGAGTTTGGCAAAGAGAAACAAGATCACGAGACCCTGGAAACTATTTTAGAAACAGTTGGTAAAACTCTATAAATACCTATGAGTCGCTCACATTACGAGCATGTAGCAAGGCCCACCCGGCCACAAACGGAGAACAATGAGTTATATCGACGCACTTTTTGATCGTGAACACGATCGCATTCATGTTGTAGAACGCCGCAATGGCGAACGAGTCTACAAGGAATATCCTGCCAACTACATCTTCTATTATGACGATCCTAGAGGCAAGTTCCAAAGCATCTACGGCACACCTGTAAATAGATTCTCATCGCGCAACAACAAAGAATTTCGCAAGGAAGTTCGCAGCCAGTCTGGCAAGCAATTGTATGAATCAGACATCAATCCTATCTTTAGATGCCTGGAAGAAAACTACAAAGACCAAGATGCTCCTGAATTACACACAGCATTTTTTGACATTGAAGTTGCATTTGACCAAGAGCGTGGATTCTCACCTGTGGCAGATCCATTCAATCCCATCACTGCTATATCCGTATACTTGGACTGGTTGGATCAGATGATCACACTGGCAGTGCCGCCCAAACATCTAAGTTGGGATACTGCACAAGAGCTGGTGAGTGAGTTTGAAAACACCATCTTGTTTGAGCGTGAAGAAGACATGATCAAGATGTTCTTGGATGTGATTGAAGGTGCAGATGTACTTACAGGTTGGAACTCAGAAGGCTATGACATTCCTTACACAGTAAATCGTACCACAAGAATACTCAGCAAGGATGACACAAGGCGTTTTTGTTTGTGGGGACAGTTTCCCAAGCAACGTATGTTTGAACGCTTTGGCGCAGAGAATCAAACTTACGACTTGATTGGTCGTGTGCATATGGACTATATGCAGTTGTATCGCAAGTACACATACGAAGAACGCCACTCATACAGTTTGGATGCGATTGGTGAGTATGAACTGGGCGAACGCAAAACACAGTTTGAAGGCACACTGGATCAGTTGTACAACCAACACTTTAAAAAGTTTATTGAGTACAACCGTCAAGACACCATGATCATTGCCAAACTGGACAAGAAATTGCGTTTCTTGGATCTAGCCAATGAACTGGCACATGCCAATACTGTGTTGCTACAAACCACAATGGGTGCTGTGGCAGTGACCGAACAGGCCATTATCAATGAAGCACACGAGCGTGGCATGGTTGTGCCCAATCGCAAGCAACGCCTTACAGATGACGACACACAGGCCGCAGGTGCGTATGTGGCATATCCTAAAAAGGGCCTGCACATGTGGATTGGATCAGTGGACATTAACTCACTGTACCCATCTGCTATTCGTGCCATGAACATGGGTCCAGAAACTGTGGTAGGCCAACTGCGCCAGACCATGACTGATCATTTGATCAAAGCCAACATGGCCAAGGGACAAAGTTTTGCGGCTGCATGGGAAGGCTTGTTTGCCAGCTTAGAATACACTGCGGTAATGGAACAGCAACGTGGCACAGAAATAACCATTGACTGGGAAGGTGGCGAAGAGAGTGTGCATTCAGCTATGGAAATCTGGCACATGATCTTTGACTCAAACCAGCCGTGGATCCTTACTGCCAATGGTACCATTCTCACTTACGAAAAGAAAGGTATCATCCCCGGCCTGCTGGAACGCTGGTATCGTGAACGACAAGAGCTACAGGCCAAGAAGAAAGAAACCAAGGATCCCAAAGAAATTGCGTTCTGGGACAAGCGCCAGCTGGTCAAGAAGATTAACTTGAATAGCTTGTATGGTGCTATTTTGAATCCAGGCTGCCGTTTCTTTGACAAGCGCATTGGGCAGTCAACTACGCTGGCCGGAAGATCAATTGCCAAGCACATGGATGCTCACATCAACGAGTGTATCACAGGTGAATATGATCACACAGGCAAGGCCATCATCTATGGTGACACAGACTCATGCTATTTCTCTGCATGGCCCATACTGGAAAAAGAAGTCGCAGAAGGACGTATGGAATGGTCAAAAGAAACTTGCATCCAACTGTATGACTCAATTGCAGATCAAGTAAACGAGAGCTTTCCAGCGTTTATGGAACAGGCATTCCATTGTCCCCGAGACATGGGATCCTTGATCAAGGCAGGTCGTGAACTGGTTGCTGACCGCAGTTTGTTCATTACCAAGAAGCGTTATGCTGTGAACATCATTGACTTGGAGGGCAAGCGACTGGATGTGGATGGTAAGATTGGCAAGACCAAGGCCATGGGCTTGGATTTGAAACGCAGTGATACCCCTAAAGTAATTCAAGACTTCTTGTTGGAAATTCTAAATAAAGTACTGGCAGGTACGCAACGAGATGAAATTATTGAACGCATTAGAGAATTCAAGTATGAATTCAAAGAGCGTCCAGGCTGGGAGAAAGGGTCGCCCAAGCGTGTGAACAACTTGACCAAATATGCGGCAGAAGAAGCACGACTAGGCAAAGCAAACATGCCCGGGCATGTTAGAGCCGCAATGAACTGGAATCAAATGCGTAGAATGAATTCAGACAACTACTCAATGCAGGTTGTGGATGGTATGAAAACCATTGTGTGCAAACTTAAATCAAATGCACTTGGATGGACGTCAATTGGCTATCCTACCGATGAACAAAGATTGCCTGCATGGTTTACTGAACTGCCGTTTGACGATGGGTTAATGGAAGCAACTGTTGTGGATCAAAAGGTCGACAACTTGCTGGGTGTGTTGGAGTGGGACCTTGCGGCTGCTACCAACACAGAAAACACTTTTACATCACTATTTTCATTCGAATGAAGCTAAGCCAAGTTGTTGCATACTTAAACATGTTAGACAGCACTGACATGGATCCTTCTTATGGTAATATAACTGACAAGTTAGATAACATTTTGCACGCGGTAAAAAATCGAGACTTGCAATATCATTCCACTAACTCAGATCTTGATGAAAAACTTGCAGGTGTCAAACATTCTATTGGTAAATTTGATCAATCACTTCAGGCACTAAAACAACAATTACAAAACGACGTTGATCGTTTGGCCCCTGAATATTATGCAGAAAGTTGGAAGAGATACGAGCAAGAGATGTGTTTTGAAACAGTAGAACATTTGATCAATCGCAAATTGAATATTGAATTTGACGATCACGAACGCCTGCGCAACACAATAAAAAACTATACCGATTGGAGATTGCCCGGTATGGTTCTTGGTGCCAGACGCGAAACATTTATAGAAGATATGGTGCCTATGGATCCGCTGTATCTTGTGGATCATGATCGAGAATTGATTAATGTTGCAATGAGCCCGTTCACTCAAGAATATCAACGGCGACTGAGACCTTATGTGATCAACGACTGGAAAGACACAGAAATTTTTACAGCACTGCCATCCAACCAATTTGGACTAGTTTTTGCCTACAACTATTTCAATTGGAAACCCATTGAGATGATTGAAAAGTTTCTTACAGAAATATACCAAAAACTACGGCCTGGTGGTGCATTGGTGTTTACCTACAATGAATGCGACAACTGGTACGGGGTTGGGGCAGTAGAAAACGCTTGGATGTGCTACACACCAGGCAGTCGGATACAAACAATAGCCAGAAATCTTGGTTATAAAATTATCGAACAATGTACCGGTGCCGGTGACATTGCTTGGTTTGAAATGCACAAGCCCGGAGAAGTCCGTAGCTTGCGTGGCGGGCAAGTTCTGGCAAAAGTAATTCGCCAAGAATGATTGCAAATTCTAAATACATCTGTTATAATTAAACACTTAGGAGTATACAATGAGAGATTATCTATTAGACTTAGTACAACACACACATGACCTTGGTTGCATTGACTTGATCAAGATTGTGGGTGATGACAAATCCACACAGATCGTAGGCTTGGCCGAAGATATGAGTGTGGTCGTGGAAGGTGAATTTAAAAACCCACATCCTGATTTTGTGGGCACATTTGGCATGCCAAACTTGAGCAAGTTGAAAATTCTGTTGAACTTGCAAGAGTACAAAGAAAATGCCAAACTCAGCTTGAGTCGTCGTGCAGGTGGAGAACCTGATGGCATCAACTTTGAAAATGCTGTGGGCGACTTTAAAAACAACTATCGGTTTATGGCCGAAGCAATTGTGACTGAAAAGCTCAAGACGCCCAAGTTCAAAGGTGTTAACTGGCATATTGAATTTGAACCCACTGTGGCTGCAATCAATCGATTGCGTATGCAAGCACAGGCCAATGCTGAAGAGCCACACTTCCAGGCCAAAACTGAAAACGGCGACTTGAAGTTTTTCTTTGGTGACCATAGCACACACTCTGGCAACTTTGTGTTTCATCCTGGCGTGAATGGTCAGTTGAAACGTGCATGGTCTTGGCCTGCCCAACAAGTCATGAGTATCTTGGCGCTCACAGGTGACAAGACCATTCGCATCAGTGATGATGGTGCTGCCAAGATCACTGTGGATTCAGGTATTGTTGTTTACAACTACATCTTACCGGCACAAAGCAAGTAATAGATGATACAAGTAAATCCTTTTATTTTTTCAAGTTATTCAAGAGGAAGTACTGAGATTGCACACGACTGTGGGGCTCCGTTTAAAACTTTGACTGTCAATCTTGATGGAAATTGTTTTTTATGTATATGTGATGCATGGTTACCGGTCAGCGTAGGCAACATACTTGATTTTGAATCACTGAGTGATATTTGGAACAATCCTATAGCACAGGAACTACAACAAACTGTCAAGGATCGTAAATTTACCTATTGTGCTGTAGATACGTGCGGTGTTAGGTACAAAAATATAAGAACACCGCACTACAGAATTAATTTTGCCATTGATGATAGTTGCAATTTGGCCTGTCCAAGTTGTCGCGTCGGTGCTATTAACTATACTGAAGGCCCTGTGTTTGAACATAAACTTGCACAGGTTAACCATTTTGTTAAACTGATCAATGAATTTACAAAACCAATGTCAATTGTTATGACAGGTAATGGTGATCCATTGGCCAGTTTGATCATGCGCCCATTGGTGTTAAATTGGAAACCAAAATCAATCCAAAATGTTATACTTTTTACCAATGGATTGTTGATGAAAAAATTATTACCAGACAGTAATATATTACCAAACATTCGAGAATTTCAAATTAGTGTAGATGCTGGTAGCAAAGATGTTTACGAAGTAGTCAGACGTCCTGGGCGGTTTGATGTACTACAGGATAATCTTAGTTGGTTATCTAAAACCCGTAGACCAAACATAAATGTAATATTAAAATTTGTGTTACAATCAAAAAACTTTAATGATCTTGAAAACTTTTCTAATATGTGTCTTGAGTATGGGTTTGTAGGAGAAGTTAGTAAAATTGATAATTGGAATACTTTCAAGGACTTTGATAGCCACGATGTTATTGGCAATAAGCAACATCCAAATCATGAATTGGCTGTACAAAAATTGCTTGAGATTTCAACGTATAAACACATAACCATTGGATCGAGTCTTAAACGAGTACTATGACACAAGACAACTTAACTACCAAGCAATCGGACTACGCCGTGTTCCTTCCGGCCATCAGCGGGTTCTATTCCACATTTGTGGGCAAGCAAAGAAATGAACAATATGTAGATCCCGCACGGTTTCCACAGGGCCTTACAGATATGGAACAGCTTAATTGGCTCAACTCCACCAAGGCTTTATTTCCGTATCGTTGGTCACTTGCGTCTGGAGGCCATGCCAATCTCGATCTCTCAAAACAAGACTGGTCGGAAGACATGGTACGAAACCGAGAGCCTGGCACATTTCTTCTGGGAGATTCAGGTGGTTTCCAGATTGCCAAGGGCCTGTGGGAAGGTGATTGGAAGGCCAACTCGGGTTGTGCCAAAGCTCAAAAGAAACGAGAGCTTGTGCTTAACTGGCTGGATAACGTTTCTGATTACTGCATGACACTTGATATTCCAACCTGGGTCATTCATGACAAGAAAGCCAGCAAGGCTTGTCAAATTACCACACTGCAAGAAGCAGTAGATGCTACTAAGTTCAACAACGAATACTTTATGAAACATCGTAAGGGTATTCGTAATGGTGGCACCAGGATTTTAAATGTACTGCAAGGCGACAATCATAGTAGCGCGGACCAATGGTACGAAACCATGAAAGAATACTGTGATCCTGTCAAGTATCCAGACACGCACTTTGATGGTTGGTCAATGGGCGGACAGAACATGTGCGATGTTCACTTGGTGCTTAGACGACTGGTAGCCTTGCGTTATGATAATTTGTTGCAAGAGGGTGTGCATGATTGGATGCACTTCTTGGGTACATCAAAGTTGGAATGGGCTGTGCTACTGACCGTAATTCAACGAGCAGTTAGAAAATACGTTAACCCGGCTTTTACTATCTCCTTTGATTGTGCCAGTCCATTCCTTGCCACAGCCAACGGACAAGTGTATTACGAAAATGTATTTGAACATGATTCAAAGTGGTCGTATCGCATGGGTCCTAGTGCCGACGATAAAAAATACAGCCTAGACACACGCAAGTGGTCAACTGGCGTAGTAGCAGATGGAATCTATCCACGCTGGGAAGACAGCCCACTAAGTGACTTGTTTCAGATGAAAGATATTTGCATTTACAAGCCCGGCGACCTAAATAAGATTGGCAAAGAAGGCAAGACATCATGGGATTCATTCTCATATGCACTGCTGATGGGGCACAATGTTTGGATGCATCTAACTGCTGTGCAAGAAGCCAATCGACGATTTGATGCAGGTGAACATCCTGCCATGATGCGCCGTAGCACAGGCGATTATGCTCGATTTGAAGACATTGTGGAAGCAATCTTTGCCGCACCAGATCGAGAAACTGCTGACGCTATTATTGAAACATATGATAGTTATTGGATGGAGATTGTGGGCACACGAGGATTCAAAGGTAAGAAGACCAAAAACGCTCGCACACAATTCAACGCACTGTTCTCTTTCGAACAACCAGAAGTT